TATTTATATGATTCCTTTATAGATACAAATTCCTTGAAATCATGTTCACCAAGTAAATAATTATATTTTAATCTTAATAATAATCTTTTTGATTTAACAAATCCTGCAATTCTCATTGTCATTTTAGTTCTACTAGATTTTGAATATGCTTCAGAAAATGTTCTATTAAACATCATACTTTTTAACCATAATCTTAATTTTTCTAAATTAACTGGTTTTATAAATCTATATGTAATATTTTCATCCCAAAAAAAATTTTTTTTATATCCTCATATGTAATTTTTAAATTTTTCCTTATAAATAGTATTGATTTATTATGATAATCATATACATATCTTGGGTGATAAAATGAATTTGGGTATGTTGTTTCATCATGAAATGTACCATCTTCTGTTATTGCTAACTCATTTGTTAGTTTATATAATCCAATTAATAAATTTTTTTCATTTTGATCACAATAATTATAAATTCTATAATTATTTATATCACCATTACACAATAGTGAAAAAATTGGTAGTTGATCTGGTATACCGAATGCTTCAATTGGCCTATTATAAATATCTGTATCAACAAAATAATTTTCCATACCTGGTAATAAAGAATATGCTTCAGCTACACAATAGGTATGTAGTTTTTCAAAAAAATAACAAAATGATTGATTACAACCAACTCTGAGACATTCACCAACTCTTGACATAGCTGACTGTATATCTGATTTATAACCTGTACATGGTAAAGATAAATTAATTTCTTTTGATTTTTTTTATTTGTGGATATAACATTTGTCCATTAAATGATAATAATGAAACAAATTCCATAAACAACTGTTGACAACTTGTTTTCCTTTCACTATCGTTATAACCAAATAATCTCATAAAAATTTTGTGTAAAATTCTAAATTTTATAAAATCTTCTTCATGTTCATACATAACAATTACTACATAATCATCAGAATGTTCCATATGATTTATAAAAAATTTGCTTGTTGGATATATTTTTTGCCACATATTATATGCCATTGTTGTACAAGCAACAGCCTTAAATGATGATGAATAATTAAACATACCTTGTAAAAAATTATGAGTACTATGAATATAACTTTTTTTACTTATATCTTTTAGGAAGTCAGTTTTTTTTAATAATGGTACAACATTATTTAATATTGGTAATGGAATATTTATTTTTTTGTTTGCCCATTTAGAGTAAACTGCTTTTAGATAGGTCATCATTTCTGGTGTTAAATGATTTTTAAATCCTTCGCACATTGCTATAAATGAACCCATTGTTTCTGCAGCTGACCATTTAGTACAATCACCATTAACATATCTTAATTTTAACCCCATTGATCTTGCAATATTATTTGATTTATTTAACATATCTTGCATTTGTAATAATTTTTTATCACCTGATACAGAAATCATTTCATTTGGACATTTTAATGAAACATTATTAAAAAATTTTTCAACAATCCTTGCCATTGCTTTTGCACCAAAATTAACAACATAAAATTCTCTTTTACTACCATATTGTGATTTAATACAAATATCTGCTTCTACAGTTTTATCAGTTTTTAAAAAATCTTGTGCAACATCAATAACATTTTGATTATTATTATTTTCTAAATAATCAATTACGGTTTCCCAAACTTTTTGTCTTTGTTTTGTACGATAATATTTTGAATCATTTAAAATTTTATAATTTTTTGAATATTTATCTATTTCGGTTTCAGCTTTTATTCTATCTGGATATTCATAAAATCCTTGTGTTATTAAAATTTTTAATTTTTTATATTCTTTTTTTCTTTTTTTTGTTTTTGATAATGTCTCAATTTCTTCAACTTTCCTATTTTCGGAATGAATTACAGCTTTTGTACTAACAATTTCACTAATTGGTTCATTTAATACTTTAACAAATTCATTTTTATAATCAACTTTTAATTGTTGTAATAAATTTTCAATTCCTTTTTTAACAAAATTTGCTGAAAACCCAATTTTATTTGAATTTAATAAATAATCATCTAATTCAACAGGTGTTGTTATATTACCATATTTCCACTCACTTTTTGTATTTTTAAACATTTCTTGATATTCTATAATAATTTTAACTGCATTAACCTGTTCATGAAATTCTGATGATGGTTCTTTTAATGTATGTACATAAATAAATATTTCATCTAATAACTCTTGTATAGAATAAATATAATAATTAGACCATAAAGATGGTATTTTTACTAGGCCACCGACACTATCTGCTCTTCTTTTCCCATATTTATACTCCGGTATATTTATAGATATTGTATTTTCTAAATCTAATGATTTTGTAATTAATTCCAATCTTACTAATAATCTTTTAATAATCCATAAACATAAAGGATTATAATATGGTGGTTTAAATTTTTCAATTAATAACTTTTGTATATTTGTATAACTAGAGAAAGAGGACATATATGCATATCTAGTATCAAGTAAAAATTCTGCAACTTGTTGAGATGTACACAAATTTATTATTGTTTTTATTGAATACATTCTTTTTATTTTTTCAATATAAAAATTATCATATTTATCTAAATTAAAAGCATAATTAATATTTGATGCTAAAACAGAATAAAAAGAATCTTTCATATATGTGCATTTAAATAATGGTATTCTTCTCCATTTTGTTAAACATAAAAATAAATTATTTTTTAATTTTATCTTAATAATATCACCAAAAAATCCAAAATCAATAAGTTCTGGTTTGCCAGTAATTAATCCACACATATATGGTTTTCCTGCTTCATTATCAATTGATTTAAACCCACCTAAAACAATACAAAAGAAATTTGGTATCCCACAATTAAATATAGTAAAACTACTAGGGTGTGTATTTAATGACATATGAAATATTAATTGTGTATAAAATAAATGTGAGAAATATAAATAATTGAATGTTTCTGTATTTGAATGAACTAATAACAATGGTCCATACTCGTTAACTGACTGTTTTCTTAATTCATTTATTGAATAATCATCTTTT